CATGATCTTTCGCTATCTTACGTAATTTCTTGATTGCGTCCTCAAAGACGCGTCTTCCATGAAGGAAGAATTCGTCACTTGCACCATCTAGATTACAAGCAACTATTTCCGCTATACTAATCTCTCCAAGTTTTGCTTTCTTTGAGAGCTGTATTGCGCTGAGAGATTTATAGATTGAATTTACATGTATTGGGCCTACAATACAATCAAAATCTCGGGAGTATGCAAATTTGCGTTTCAAAAAGTCACACTCCTTATCAGTAACAAATTTCACAAGTTTCGACGACTTGTCTGCCATGGTAATTGTAATGCCATGCTTACCAAGAAATTCAGCATAACTCAACATATTGAAATTACTATACATCCACCGCACAGAAGATGCAGCATCATCCCCATAAGTAATCAAACTAACAGCATCCCGGAAGTTGCAATTTTTGTAAATGTCAAAGAAAGCCATTCTATGGTAGAGTGAGTTGACGATGCTATTAATATATACAGTTAGGTTCTGCCCTGAGGGGTTTGAACCTATAAACATCATCAAATCGCCATTAAAAGCACTCATTGGGTAACAAATATCTGTTGCAATGCCTCTCATAATTTTAAGACGTTCCTCAGAGTACCCACAATACCTAGCAATTTGAATCAACAACTTAAACGCTGCTAATGTAACTTGGACAGGCATTTTTAAATCATATTTGCTGTAGTCAATAGCCATAATACGATTCTTACCATATTTGAAAACGTGATTGCCTAACTCGTCCCAATTCTTTGAGTGCGGGTTTATTCCCACAGCACACTCACTCAATAGCGGATTACAGGACAAGAAACGAGCAATGGGAAGAAAATCTTCACGTATGCATAACTGTAAGCCTAAGCTTATCATTTCAAACACCCGTACTTTATCTTTATCCATTGGTGTTGGTTCATCTTTAAGACAGGCAACAAACAAAGGGTATGTTCGCACACCCTTTGCATACTCCTTTCGCAGATACTGGTACTCCGACCAAAATTTTGCATCTAGTTGCTT